CGGTCAACTCCATAGTCTTTTAGGCGCTTCCACGCCAAATCAATGTAATACTGTCTGTCCAGTTCATCGGGAACGGGAAGATTTGTCACATCATCATTGATAATGAAGCAATGTTCCGGGGTGTTCCCGAATTTTTCAGGGTTTTTCTTGCGTCCCTTTACCACTTTACCGGACACTTTGAACAATCCGCCCTTGCTCCGGTCAGTTGAAGCGAACACACGGAATGTTTTATCAGTTTGAACTTCACCGCCGCTGAACCTTTTCACATTTTTTGAACGGCCTTTTTCGTCCCTGATTTTCTCCATAGTGATAACAGGGGAGTAAAGTGCACATTCATATTTGCTGGAAACTTTTACAACCTTTTGGAAATCCCGCAAATCTCCACACCCCATAATGGTTTCCTCTGGTGTGGTTTTGTGGGAAAAGTATTCACTAATGGCCCGGTTGACAATAGGAAGGTCATAATCCAGATCAGACAGTTTTTTTACATAAGCGCCCTTGGCTTTAACCGCCCCGGTTTCCCGGTCAACCAAAAAATAGTTGTTTACATCTTTCTGATAAATGTCACCCATGAAAGTATCAAAGTCCATCTTCATTCCGGTTCTTTGCTCCCATTCCCAAACCACATCATCAATCTTTTCAAAATCCCGGTCATAATCTGCAAGCTGGACAATGATACCATCTGTGTTGTTCTGAACAAGTTTGCAATAGGGTTCAAGGTGTTCAACTAAATCCAGAAGCAGAAGTTGGCCGTTGATACAAATGGTGTTGTTGCTCATGGGGTCGTAAAGGGCCGATTGTGGTTGCTTCATCTGCCCTGAAATAGCATTGTCCATGATCTTGAATGGCTGACGGGCTTTTTTATCTCCCTTGCGCTTGAATTCAATATTGCTATCATGGATGAACTCAAAGTTTTCAGGATGATCCATTACCCGATACCCAATTTTGAATTGCTTTTGCAAGGATGGGTAATAGGCTGTAACATCAATCACCAAGAAGATCCCGTGGGCGTGATATTTGGGAATAGCGCCGTGCCCACCGCCCCAAGCAAAGGTATGTGGAACACCGGCAACGGTTATATTCTCCTGCGCCTTCCCATAATCATGATTAACGGGGTTTTTGTACCAGTCCGCCACAAAACGGTATTTTTTCAACCGTAAGCAATCTAAAATTGGAAAGTCAAATTCATCATCAAAAGATTTTCCCTTCCCATTCCCGCCCAAAATCTCTGCGGCAAGCTGGGCTTTGGTTTTCCCAATAGAATTACTTCCAAGATGAAAGTGATTTACAAAGAACATTGTGGTGTTGAATTCTGCAATATTGCGAACCCATACTTCCACAGTTTCTTCCACATCATGGCGGCAATATTTGACCGTTTCCGCCAGCTCCGCTTCTGTCAAGGGCCGGTCAATATCGAAGGGAACTGTGGTTTCCTTGATAGAATGCCCCATGAAGGCTTCCAGCGCCTTCAGGCTGATAGGCGGATTGGGCATCACATCATAGTTAATCAGGGGGAAGTTCCTGAACAGGCTTGAAAACCGATAGCCGGGTTTATCATCAAGGATGATCCAGTCATTCACTTTCTTTGGGTTGAACCCGCACAAGATACCCTTCAAAATGAATTGGTCATAATGGCGGCTGTTGTACCCGGCCCAAATGGTTTCCTTGTGGCTCTCATAGAAGCCTTTTAATTTGTCAGGGTCATTGATGATCACGGTTTCCTGTTTGGCGTTCAAGTCAATCAGGACAACCAGCCAATCATAAGCGAAAACCTCAAAATCATAGAAGATCATCTTGTCACCCACTTTCTGAATATACTTGGTGAATCAGTGAAAACAGCCCCGCCACGGGAAGGCTTCACCTTGGGGCCAACCGGGGCGATTGCCCCGGCCTTTTTTTGAAAGTTAAGGTTCAAAATCCCTTTGAATGTAGACTTTTTGCCTACAATCATTGTAAAAAATTTTGCGCTGGTTTTCAATCCTCAACTTCAAAGACTTCATCAATGCTGATGGAATTGAAGCGACTATCATCGTAATCCACCGCATATTCCAGCTTCCCATCAATGGCTTCCGCTACATCAAGCACCAACTGACGGAAAGGCTCATAGCCATTGAAGCTGATGGGTACACCGGAATCCAGCTTTTCAAGGAAGCCGATTGCGGAAGCAATCATGTTCTTGTCGTTCTTGGTGCCGTACAGAACCCGGTTCATAAAAAGGCGCTGGTTCTTGTACTCACCGGAAAGAATCTTGAAGGACACAGACAGCATGGGGCGACCATCGGATTTAGTTCCCTTAACCTCCAAGGTTTCCACTCTCACTTCATACTTGCCAGCGGGAATGGTGGGGAAGTCCCCGCCGCCATTCTTCTTGGCATCCTCCACATCGGCCTGAAGGCCCTTCAGATCAACGGTACGATCAATCTTGTCAAAGTCGATAGCCATAATAAATTTCCTCCTAAATGTAATTTTAGATGTTCTTCAGAATGTCGAACAGGCCGGAAAGTGCTTTAGCGGTTTTCTCTGCTTCCTCCATTTTGGCCCGTTCCTCGTCAGTAGGTGTGAACCCCTCAACCGGCTTGAACAGATCATCCGTAAGGATGGTGTCAAACAGGTTATCAAAGGCCGCTTCAGCCAAAAGGTCACTGAAATCATCATGCTTCTGTGCATACATGATCAGGGCTTCTTTTGCGGCCAGCTTGTGAATGGCAATCAGGGCTTCCGGGTTAAGGCCGGGCGGGGGGGGGACCAGGTTTGCGGCAACGGTAATTTTGCGGAACAGCCCCCGCTTTTCCATTTCCGCTTTGAACTTGTTCAGCGCATCATTCATGGTGTTTACCTCCTAAAGTTGATTGGAAATGATCTTTCCTATTTCCCTCACGGAATGGGCGATTTTTTGACGATCAGCCCGCTTCCCTTGAAGAACTTGGGTAATTGCGGCGGCTTCCGCTTGAATATCCTGAAAGGCTCTGCGGTTGCTTTCCAAATCGCTTTCATAAGCGGTCAGGTCAGTATCAACCTTGGCTTGGGTATAATCAGCGGCCTTTTCCGCCTGTTCCACATGGGTTCTTAACCATTTGGCGGCATCATAGCCCATGTGATCTTTCACCAGTTCCAAGAAGTGGCGGAACTCAAACAGCGTGTGAACTGAACCATCCTTTAGGCTGACCACACAAGGGCAAGGGTCAATTTTCATGGGGTTCACGCTTCTTTCTGGTGCGCCGGGGCGGGTTCACATCCATCTTGGGTGCGGGATCATCCTCTTTGGGCCTGTCCCACAGGGGGCAAGCATCGGGGCCGCCTTCCTTGTGGCAACACTGAAGGGGATCAATGTTGGGGCAAAGGGGGATTTCTGGGTTGTCCCGGTTCTGCTGGAAAATCCGATCCCCATCAGGGCATTTAGGGAAGTCAGTAGAATTGATGGAATCATCCACATCCCCGCCGCCCGGTGTCCATGTACCATCAGGATCACCAGCCGCCGCCCGTTCAGCATCTTCCACATCTTCAGGATTAGGGGCCGGTGGCTCTTCCTCTTTGGGCTTTCTGCCCCGTCTGGTGGGCTTCTGTTCGCCGCTGTCACCCGTTTCCGGTGCGGGGGTAGCTGGGGTATTGCCGCCGTGCTTCATGGCTCCTGCGGCCTTCTGGTTGGCTTCCTCGTAGACTTCACAGAAGGCTTCATAATCCAGCGGGATTTCCTTGTTGTGGACAGTCAGCCGCCCACCACCAAAGATCACTTCCGAAGCCTTGAAGGAAAGAACCCGGTCATTATCATCCGCCACGATACGGGCCACAAGGTCAACCATACCGGCAACCTTGTTGGCAACCTTTTCCCGAAGATTGGGGCGGATAGAACTGATTTTGTCACCGCTCTTGCGGGTAAGGTCACGGCTCCGATCCTCATGGCTGATCAGGATGATGTTTTCATAGTCCAGATTGACCAGCCGCTTGACGGTGTTCAGGAATTCGGAAGTTACCATATCCCAAGCCCGGAAAGAATCATCACTTTCATGTTTCCACCCCTGCCGGTCACAGATATACACCCGGCAAGCCTCATAAGTATCTTCCAGAAGGTCAACCACAATGGTTTTGAAATCGTTCTGTTTCTTCTCCAACTCTGTCACAGCATCGGAAAAGACTTCCCAAGCCAACTGCCGCTTGGTCAACCGACCTTCCACCGTTACCGTGTCCCGGATAGCGATATAGGGGGCATCCACAAACTTGATATTGCCATCCGTGTTCAGCATCAGGGGATCAGGGAACTGGTTTGCGAAGAAGGTCTTGCCGCTGAAGGGTGCGCCATATAGCCAGACAACCTTCTTCTTGGTGGCGTTCAGATTGCGCCGTTCATTTTTGGGAAGTAACATATAATCCCATCCTTTCTCACAGTATTCTTGATATTCACACCAACCGCAAAAGTGGTTAGGGTTCTTGGGAAAATCTGTGGCTTCAACCATGTGCTTTGTGCCGGTCAAGAAGTCCACAATTTTCATGGGGTCATACTGAACCGGCAATAAAGATGGTTCAGCGTCTTTCAAAGCATCCTGCAACCTGTCCCGGAATTGCTGAATGGTTTCCGTTTTCTTCTGCCTGATTTTCACCTTTGGGACAATCAGAAAATACATATTCCTGATCCGGTGGCCGGGGTGGGTCAGTTCATACCAATACTTGTATTCATGCAACTGACCGGAAACGGCGTAGCTTTTGGCATTGTTGGAATATTTGAAGTCGTACAGATCAAACACCTGAACATCTTCACCCCAATAGTTGGAAGGGTGCCTTGTGTTCATCCATCCAGCGGGCCACAGATAATCCATAAAGCCTATAAAATCAGCGTTTCCAATAGGAAGTTCAAAGGCTCCGCCCGGTGGCAATAGGGCCTTGGCCTTGGGGATCATGGCTTCCAGCTTCATCATTTCATTCACATGATCATCCGTCAGAATTGGGAAGCTGGACTGGTAGAAGTCAAGGGCCTTTTCAACCCCTTCTTCAATGCCCGTATGAAGGGCGGTGCCAAGGATTAAGGCGTTGTCGGGTTCCGTATCAGGGATAGTGTTCAGCCCTTCCACATATCGCAAGCGGTATCTGTATGGGCATCTATTAAAGAGATCAACCCGGCTGTGGGAAACTCGCATTGTTTCACCCCTTTCACAATTTTCTTGAAGGTTTCAAAGCCTTCCGGGTACAGGATGAAGCCGAAGCAACCGGAATTGTTGATTTGGGCAATGTTGCGCTTTTGCAGTTCTGAAGGGGTGCCGGTAGTAGCCTTCAGTTCCACTTCAAAGGCCAGCCCTTTCACCACAATCCGCATATCAGGAAGGCCGCTTTTCACATACCTTCCACCACCCCACCGCTTTTCCCAATATCCGCAAGGCGGGGCGCTCATACGGTCAACCGGCTCCCCCAAAGGGTAAATCCCTTCACTTTCCAGCCATTTTTTCAGGCGGGTTTCAAAGTTCTTTTCACCGGCCATCAGAACCCCTCCCAAGATACGGGTGAATACTTTGCATCCGCTTTTTACACCGTTTACAGATGTAATGATAGAAAGTGGTTGAATCCCCATATCCGGTTCCATCATCGAAGTGATAACCGGTACTAACCCAATCGTGCTGTTCACACGGACAAAGAATTTCTTCAAGTTCTCTAATCCTTGCGGCTTGGGTCAAAAATTCTTTTTTCTTCTTGCCAAACATTAGTTTTCACCCCTCCAACAGCTTGATCAGGTTATGAATTCCACGGGTTTGAAGGCCCTGAATTTTCCCGGTTCCGGCATAGAACTGAAACAGTTTATCATCAGACTTCCGCCAGCAATGGAAGTGGCCGGTCTGCTGGTTCTTCAACTGGTATTCAATCCCATGGGCTTCAAATTGCTGGATAGCATAAGCGATCCGGTCAGGGTTCTTGGAAACCCGTTCTTGGTGGTTCCGGTGGGCGTGTTCCTTCAGGGCATCCCAAAATTCATCCCGTGGCATTCGCTTCACCACCCTTCAGGGTGATCTTCACATAACCGGCCTTGGGATTAGGTTTGGAGCATTCCGCCGCAATAGCGGGATATTTTTTCTTCAGCTTGGCTGAATCAATAGTGGTGGAATTGCTTGGTGCAACCAAGGTCAGGTTCAGCACATCACTTTCAAACTTCTTCACGCCAAACTTCATCATGGCATCATACAAGGCCGCTTTCATGGTCTTTTCCTGTTCTTCAATGGCCTTTTTGTGAGAAGTCAGGGACGCAATAGCGTTCAGGGTGGCAAGCTGGGATTGCTGGAAGGCTTGAAGCCCTGCTTCTTCATCAAAGGTGGAAGAACCACAGGTGTTGGGATCTTCCTGACAGGAATCAGGGCAAGTGTGGAAATCCGGGCATTTATGGCAACACCCATCAAATTTTCCACGGGGACAAGCGTTTTCACATTTGATCATTTCCGTTCAACTCCTTTATGTAGGTTTCTTGGTAGCCAATCACCCGTTGGGAATATTTGCTTTGGTAAATCCCTTGATCCCACAGCTTGGAAGCGCCGCTTTCCCCCATGTTGTAAGCCATCAGAACCTTGTGTGGATCATCGTACTTTTCAAACAGGGTGCCAAGGATATAAATACCGGCTTGAATATTCTGGTAAGGGTCAAGGAAATCCGTTACACCAACGACATTGGACAACCATTCATGGTTTTTCTGGTTAATCTGCATCAGGCCATAATCATTGGTGGTGCTGATAACATCCGCTTGGAAGTTGCTTTCGTTGCGGATCAGGGCCATCAGGAAAGTGAAATCAACTTCATAGGCATCCGCCATCCAATAAACATATTCCTGAAGGCTTTCATCCATAGGGACATTCAAAGGGGTGAAGTCACCGGCCTGAACAATGGTTCCATCACTCTGAACTTTGACAGCTTGGCCGGTATAGGCCCCGTACAAAACCGCCGTGGTGGTAGGCTCCGGGGTAGAAAACCAGATTGGTACTTTGGCAAACAGGAACCCAATCAGTACCCCTATCAGCAAGGCAACGGAAAACATACGCCGAAACCACAGATTTTGTTTAGCCCTTTGGGTGGCCGTCCTCGTATTTTCTGAACAGTTCATCGTTATAGTCCTTTCTCATTTGCAAGGTGGAAAAAATGCTTTCTTCCACGGTGCCGGGGCAAATCATCCAGTAATAGAAGCATGGCCGTTCTTGTCCCATGCGGTGAATCCGCTTTTGGCTCTGCTCCCACAGTTCCCAACTTTCGGGAAGGCTGAAATAAATAATCTTGTTGGCCTTTTGGAAGTTGCCCCCTCTTGCCCCGGCCTGATACTGAATGAAGGTCACAGAATTGGATTTGAAATTGTAAGCGCCCAAATCCTTGACTTCACCAGACTGGATGGACACAGGGCGGTTCATGCCCTTTACAATTCCCTTCATGCGCTCCATTTCTTCAGTGAAGTTATAGAACACAATCAAGCGATCTTCCGTACTCTCCACCAGTTCCCGAAATGCCTTATACCGGTTCGGGTTATATAGGCCGCAAAGCTGACGGGCATACAGGCGGCGGGTCAAGCTGGTATCACCAATCAATTCCCGCTCATAGCTTTCATTGGAACCCCAAAAATCTGAATCAAGTTCAAATTCCTGAAGGGTGGCGGTGTTTATGCTGATCGCCCGTTCCCGCCAGAACTTCCAATATTCCTTTGCCGGGGGCGTTCTAACGGGAACAAAGTTCCGTTTAGGAAGGTCAATTCCGGCATCATCGGTGGTCATAAATACCGCCCCATGTTCAGCCAGCTTCTTCTTCAGCCGGTCAACATTTTTGTAACCGGTGATTTTCTGCCGCCAGAATCCATCTTCTTCAACCCATTCCGTTTCAATGTACTGCTTCCAAAACAGTTCCTTTGATATGTTCCATCCCAAAAGGCGGCATTGGCTCCACAGCTTTTCATACTTGCCGCCCGTGGGCGTACCAGACAGAAGGATCACATTATCAGGGTTCAGCCCAAGAATGAACTTTGACCGCTTGGCGTTCTCATTCTGGATCAAGGAACTTTCATCAAGCATCAGCGTAAACCCGGAAAGGGTTTTCAAAATCTTACGCCTAAAGGTCAGTTCATAGTTGATCACGCCGCAAATCCGGGTTGGGTTGTCGGTTTCAGCAACCGCCGCCATAAACCAATCAAATTCCTTCTTATTGGTCAGGTCATAAATCATCCAACAATGGTTCATGGCGTAGTTCTCAACCATGTGATCTATCCAATCAGAAACCTTGGAACATTGGCAGATCAACAGGTTTACCCGGCTATTTAGGGTCAGGGCTTTTTCTGAACCGACAAAAGTTTTCCCAAGTCCCATATCAAGGTAATAGGCGCATCGGTTGTGGCCTTCCGTCAGGTCAAGGGCCTGTTGCTGGTGTTGAAATAGCGTGATCATTTCACCTGAACCACTTCACCCAAAACCTTCTTGGCGTGGGTGGTAGAACCAAACAGCTTCTTCGCCACAGCGGCACAGAACCCGGCGTAGTAGTCGTATGTATCACCAGCGCCACAGGAAACAATGGTTTTGGTGCCATCTGCCCACAGCACAATAGTTTTGGGGCCACTGAAGATCACCTTCTTCACAGGGGGAACGCCGGTATGGTGAAGGGGGAAACTGCACCGACAATTCATAGCATTCATTATTTTTGAAACGCTTCCCAAGAAATCATTGGCCGGTGCCAGCTTATCTTCCGAAAACCAAAACAGGCCCTTGGAACTTGCGTCATTCTGAACCTTTTCCAACTCCACACCGGCCTTTTTCTTGCTGGAATAGTAGTTCTTCACTACACCAACACACCCAGTATATTTGCCGCCGTACTCCGCATCAGGAAGCACCTTCACGGTCATTCCGATTTGCAACATCTTTATCATCCTTTCTTTCCAGTCAGGCGGACAATGTAAATGCAGTTGCCCACCCGGTAAGCGTCATACTTCTTGGGGTTCTTCTCATTCCACTTGCGCTTATGGGAAGAAACCGTGGAAAGTTTGGTTTTAGCTTCTTTCTCGGTGCCATACTCAAAGCACATATTCTTTGCGTTCCCGCTGGTCAGGAAATCTTCAATGGCTTTGACTTCCTCGCTCTTGGCTCTACCGTTGAAGGCTTTCTTGGGCGGGGCCTGAACATTATATTTAATTTCCATTACTTCACCTTCTTACAAAATTTCCGGGACCGCTATCGTGTCGATATACAACAGATCTTCAGTTCCGGGGATAGGCTCATACAGGCTAACAGTTTGGGGTTCTTTGGCGCTCTTGCGCCGTGCATTCCCAATGGCTGACCGCATAGCATTACAGGCCACAGTGACAAACTTCACTTTCTGAAGATCAGGAAGGGCAAACCACCGCTTTACACTGATCAGATACCGGAAAATCACCACATCAAACCATTCAGCCCGTTCAAGGCCCTGTTGGTCTAAATACCACCAAACAATATTGATGTTATCTGTGGCAAATTGGGCTTCTTTCGGGGTAAGGGGGCGTTCATAGAACGATTTAGGCAACCGCACACCGCCGCCCACCTCGTTTTTCGCTGGTTTCACTTATTCCCCCCCCCCAATCTGTCAGGCAGTCAAGCCAAAGAAGCTGTTAAACGCTTCAGCGCCCACATACTCCCTGAATTTGGTGGGGTTAATGTAATAGTTCCAGTTGTTCCCGGTGCCGGGAACAGCGTTACCGAAAGGCAGAAGGCCACGCTGAAGGCCGATCCTGACAAACTGATCAGATTTGCCCATACACCGGGCCGCTTCCTTCACGCTGATTTTCTTCACCGGGGGCGGGGCATCAGTAACCGGGGCGGCTCCGTATCCCATCAGGAAATCAAAGGTCACGCCGGTAACATCGGCCAGCGCCTTGATCCGCTCTTGGTTGGGGGTGTTCTTCCCGGAAAGATACTGACTGATTGCGGCCTTGGAAATCCCGGCCTGTTCGGAAAGGGCCGATTGCTTCAAATCAGCCTGTTCCATTGCGTACTTCAAACGCTTTGCAAAGGTGTTCACACTTATAACCTCCTATTTATTTTGTGGGAATCCAGCTTCTTCAAGCCGTTTCCGAAGTGCTGACATAAATTCACGGGTTCGGTTGATTGGAAGGCCAGCGGCCAACCGTTCTTCTTCAAAGGCAAAGCGGATTTCCAGTTGGTCAACCGTATAGAATTCTTTGAAGGTATTCCAAGTGCGGTGTTCCATATCCAACAGCTTTGCCCACAAATCAGGGAAGTGTTTTCGTAACTTCCGAAGTTCATCCAATGGCTGAAGTGGACAGCACCAGCAAGACGGGCGGCGAAACAATTCATATAGCCCACCCCAATCAAACCCGGCTTCATAGCAATACTTCAGGCAATCTGCTTCAGTCCAGCCCCAATCAATTAAAGGGTGGCGGTGGTTAGGGTCTTGGTTGTTTTTCCGTTCAAGCCGGTATTCTTCATCAGCGGCAAGGGCCACAAGCTGAATCACAGTCTTTTGCTTCCGAAGTTGCTTAAAATAACGGGAAACAATCTTTTGTTTTAGTTCGCCAGTACACCAACGAACTTTTGAAGTGGGCCAACTTTTTCCCTTCAAATGCTGAAGTTCAGGGTTCTTTTTCTTGGGCTGATACTCAAACATCAAATATTCAAAAGATTTTTCAGATTTCAGCCGTGTGAACTTGATCCCGGCTCCGGTGAAAATCTGTTCAAGGCGGTTGATATGCTCAACCATTGCCGGGAACTCCATTCCAGTGTCACAGTAAATGACTTCATGCAACGGATATGTAACCGGGTCTTGCTGGTGGCGCTTCAGCCATTCAAGGCCAAGGGCGGTGGAATCCTTACCACCTGAAAGGGACAGAACCCAATATTCAGGTTGGGGGGGGTATTAGGTACATACATCCGTTTAACCTCCCCAATACTGATCCACCAGCTTGTGGGCCATTTCCTTACCCATAGCCCAAACCCATTCTTTACGGGCTTGCTTGGCTTCAGCTTCCTTTTCGGCCTGTTCCGCCACATAATCCCGGTTCAGGGTGTCGGGATGGTAATAGCGGATGATGGGGGTTCCGCCATCCACATTGCCAATGGTCAGTTTGATCCGGCCATTGTGGTTGAACCAGTCATTTTCACACCGGATTTCCAGCCCTTCAGGGCCGGTGGAAGCCTTGAAGATTGCCACATCAGGCGGGGTGATCTCCTTCTGGATATTCAGCCGGGGGTGAATTCGGCTGATCAGTTCCCAAGCAACCCGCTTGGTCAACTTCACATTCATTTAGCATTCCTCCTGAAATTCACAGTCACAATCCGCACAGATAACACGGACTTCTTTTGTGGCTCTGATAATAGCCCCGCAACAGGGGCAAACATACTTCCGGGAACTTGATCCCCCCCCCCTTGCTGGAACCCTTCAGGCTTAAAGGCCGGGGGCGAACAAGGGTAAATCCCTGTTTTCCAAGGCTCTGAACAAATTCAAGGGCTTCCGGGGAAAGGGTTGTTTTGTGCCAGCCGTACTTCTCGCCTTTCTCCACGGTCAGACCGTGGGCTTCAGCGGTTTCCTTGAACTTCTTGTTGTGGTAAGTGCCAGATCGGGAAGTGTCCTGAACACCGTCCTGAAGGTTCTGAAGATGAACCATTTCATGGATAAGGGTTCCACAGGTTTCTTCAAAGGGCCGGTTCAGGTATTCAGCGCACAGATTGATTTCATAGTGGCCTTCATCCTCACCAGCCTTCCAAGCCTTCCAGCCGGTACACCAGCCATAGGCCCCACGGGTATGATCCGGGGAAACGGTGATCACAGGCTTTTCCAGCTTGTCAGCAAAGAACCGGGTGTTGAACTTTGAAAATAAATCTTCAAGTTCTTCAATGACCGGCTTCAGGCTTACTTCATTCATGGCTTCTTCTCCTAACTCTGATTGTAGACTTTTTGCCTACTTAACAGGCGAAAAAAATAGCAACCCTTTCTTCCTCGGTCAAATTAAGAAGATCATACAGGGCTTGAATTTCATTGGCCCGGAATTCACTTCTATTGTTGATTTTGTTCAGAAGTCCCTGATAGGTAATCCCGATCTTGTCCGCAATGAACCGAAGTTTATACCCGGACTGTTCGATCTTCTCCCGCAACAATTCTGTGTTAGTCATATAGCGTTCACTCCTTTCTGCTTTCGAGTAGGCATCTTGTCTACAATCACATAATAGCACCTTGTAGCCTAAATGTCAACATTATTTTTGAAAAAACTAAAAACTTGTTGACAATACGCCAACAGCGCCGTATAATTAGTAACAGAAAGGGGGAATGAACCTTGTCCACAATAGGAAGTAGGATCAGAAATCGCCGTGAAGAACTTGGTTTATCCCAAGATGAACTTGGAAAAAGGTTAGGTTACAAATCTCGTTCATCAATAAATAAAATTGAACTTGATCAGCGTAGTTTAACGCAATCCAAAATTAAAGCTATCGCTGACGCATTAGAAACCACACCATCCTATATCATGGGCTGGAATGAACCGGATGTAAAATTGGATGAAGAAGATCTGAAGTTCTTTGACAACCTATTCCCCATTGAAACAAAAAAAAATTTCCTTTGCTTGGAAATATCGCTTGTGGAAAACCTATCTTTGCCGATGAACAATTTGAAGCCTATGTGGAAGCTGGGGCCAATATCAAAGCTGACTTTTGTTTAAGGGCTAAAGGGGATAGCATGATTGGGGCCAGAATTTATGATGGTGATATAGTTTTTATTCACAAGCAAGAAATGGTGGATGATGGAGAAATTGCCGCCGTTCTAATTGATGATGAAGCAACCCTAAAGCGGGTGTATTACGATCAAGAAAATAATGTTATTCAGCTATTTGCAGAAAATCCGCAATATAAAACTATGCGGTTTGTTGGGGAAGAACTGAATCATATCAGAATTTTAGGGAAGGCTGTTGCCCTCCAAACAGATATTAAGTAAAGGGGTGATCAGCTTGTTTGGTAAAAAGAATGTATGTGACTGTTGCGGTCTGAAACTTCATGTGAAGCCGATTCAGATCAGTGACGGTGGTATTTGTATGCTCTGCAATACCATTTGCACCAGATCCCCCATGACAACGATTGACAAGGTAAAAGCGGCTTGGGATGAAAACAAGGCCAGACTTCAAACCTTTAGCCCCAACATGACTGTAAATGATTTTGGTAGCGGCTCCATCTTCATTGATACAGAAAATAAAATGGCTTGTATCACCAATGCAAAGAAGTTTGACCAATATTCCATTGTGTTCAAGTTTTCTGAACTTGAAGAATACAAAATTGAAAAAGTCGGGGAAAAAACCATCACCAAGACCAAAGGCGGGATTACAAGGGCCGTGGTTGGCGGGGCCGCTTTTGGCCTTGCCGGGGCCATAGTGGGCGCTTCTACTGCCAAACAGGAAACCATGAAAAAGGGCGGGGTGGCTGTCCTGTATCTTGATCTTGACTTGGGGGGTGTGAAAACTACCGTCAGCATCCAGCGTCCACCTCTGAAGGCACCTGAATTCTTGGACAACATCATTGATGAAAAGTAATTCCTTCAACATCCAAGATCATGTTTCAGTCGCTTATATTTTTCTTCTCTATATATATATTTTTTTCTTATATTTGATTTGAATATCTGTCACATCTTGAATGTTGAAGGATTTTAGAAAAATGATAGGCGTTTCAATACCTTCATACGCTTCAACCTACATTCAATATAGGTGAAATAAGCAAAAAAAAAGACCGCCCCCGGTGGTGGCACACCAGAAGCGGTCAGGCGAAACAAAACCCGTTTGAAGTTAATGTTTCAATCCCCATTGGACATTATATCACATCGGGTTTGGCTTTGCCATACCCATTTTCCTGAAAGGACAGGTGATATAATGCGGAATCCCAATGGGTATGGGACTGTGGCGAAGCTGTCAGGCAATCGCCGCCGCCCATTCATTGTGAAAAAAGTGATTGGCTGGAATAACAAGGGCCATCCCATCTATGATATTGTGGGTTACACAGAAACCCGTGAAGCCGGGAATTTGCTATTGGCTGAATATAACCGTGATCCTTGGGATGTTGACCGGGCCAAGATCACCATGAAGGAACTGTTTGAACTTTGGAAAGAAAAGAAGGCTCCGAAGCTGGGAGAATCCAACCGTTCATCTTTGTGTTCAGCATTCAAGCATTGTTCAGCGTTATGGGAAAAGCCCTATAAACAAATCCGGTCATACCAAATGCAAGAAACCATTGACGGTTGCGGGAAGGGGTACAGTACACAGGCGGCAATTAAGAACCTTTGGGGCCATCTTGACAGGTTTGCCCTTGAAATGGACATTATCACCCGTTGCTATTCTGACTTGCTGACTTCTGATCCTATCCCACCAACCACCCGCCTTCCCTTCAGCAAGGAAGAAATCAAGAAGGTTTGGGAACATCAGAAAGAACCTTGGGTTGACACGGTTCTGATCCTGCTTTATTCCGGGTGGCGGATCAGCGAACTTCTGAACTTGAAGCCGGAAGATATAAACCTTCAGGCCGGGACGATGAAGGGCGGAACCAAAACCAAGGCGGGGAAGGATCGGGTGGTTCCTATCCATTCCAAAATCAGGCCCTTGGTGGAATCCCGCCTTGCGGAAGGTGGCCCCCGCCTAATTAGCTACAATGGAAGGGTCTGTTCCCAAACCCAATACCGGGTATTTTGGGCGGACATTATGAAGGCTCTGAAGATGAACCACACCCCGCACGAATGCCGCCACACCTTTGAAACCCAACTGGACAGCGCCGGGGCAAACCGGAAGTGTATTGATCTTCTCATGGGCCATGTGTCCAAGGACACAGGAAACCGGGTCTATAATCACAAGACTTTGGATGAACTGAAAAGCACCGTTGAACTAATTCAGTAAGCCCTTGAATTTTGTCAAATCCTATGGTATTCTTTTGATGGTGCTACCGATAAACGGCAAGTGGTTAGTTCCCCTGACCAGATCAGGGGCGCTTCTTGCCCCCTGATCTTTATAGAAAGGGGGGCTGTCAAATGGTTACATATTCTGATCTGATTCAGACAGGTATTTTAATCGTTGGCATTATTGCCCTGTTCATGCAGGCCAATAAAAAGAAGTAACCGCCCGGCTCCCAACCTTGCGGTTACTTCTGTAATCCAGTAGGGGAACCAACCGTTTGCCGGTGGCACCCTCGTTCTATGTTCAGTATAATTCAAAGCCGCTGAAATGTCAATAGGGGCCGTTCAAAGCGGTGAACATTATAGGCCGATGAACACTGAACTATTAACACGATAGTAACAAGAAAGGCGGGAAACCCCGGAAAACCGGGACTTCCCGCCTAATCTGTTTTTATTATACCATGAATTAGTATGCTCTGCAACGCTCCGAAGCGCCCAAATATTGAACATTTCAGCCCATTGAAAGTGGGTCAAATCGGGGGTATTAGTAACAAACTATTAACACGGTATCACACCGTTTTTGCGTAGTCAAGACTGATCCAGCCAGCGCCGCTTTTCAGTTTGCCCCACTTGGTAGCACCGGCCCCGGCGCTTTCTGCCACGATGGTATAAACACCGGGCGCAATGAAACCATTCTTCCCGTAGTTGGTTCCGGGGCCTTTTCTGATATACAGATCGGAAACCGTCACCCGCACCAAATAGGGCTTCACTGTGGCCCCTGTGCCGCCCGTGGCGGCGTTTCCAGTGCTGGGGGTAGTAGTTACACCCCCGCCCTTCATGGCGGCTTGTACGGCCTTCCTGAAGCCGTTCATGGTGTAGCCGGTTCCAAGCTGGTTCCACAGGTGTTCAGGATCACCATGATTGGAAGCAACCCCACGGACGCAACCTTCCTTGTGGGAAATGATCACCCCGTCCTTCATGGGGTCAAGGTTGTACTGCTTGCACAGGGAAGCGAACAGTTCAACCGCCGCTTCATAGGTTCTCTTTGCCACGGCTTTTGCGGTAGCAGTATCAGAACAAGTGAAGGTTGCCCCACCCGTGTACTTGATACAGGCCGGTTCACACATTTCAACCCCAATGTGGGTGTTGTTGGCGGCTCCGCCAGCGTGCCAGCCCCGGTGGTTCCAAGGAAGGGTCTGATATACAGTGCCGGTGTTTCCGTCAATGAACCCATGCACACAGGCTTCAAGGCCAGAACGGTTCCAGTTCTTCACGAACACAGAAGCATTGGGTTGGGAACATCCCACGGAATGAAGCATCAGCCCTTTCACCGTGATCTTCCTGCCGCTTTTGTAGCAATCATTTTTTGTCAGAAAATTTTGTACCAGTTTCATTGTTCATCTTCCCCTTTCGCCTGAAGAATGGCATTAAATTTGGTGAAGGCTTCCTTGATATACTTACAGGAAACCAACAGTACAGCACCCACAATCACCAGATCGGCAAAAATATCCGTGTATTCTTCCGGGATTGCCCATCCAAGCTGTTCAGCGAACAGGGGCAATGTGGTAATGCTCACACAAAGCAAGGTCAACCCCACCACAAAGGCCGCAACCTTCAAGGCGGAATTGATAGCCTTGTTCTTGTCAAAGGGCTGAAGCAAAATCCGAATGTTGTAATACAGGGAAAAGGCCACATTTGCCAAGTAAGCCGCCAAGAAAATCAGCATGGCCCATCCAATATCAATCAGATTTTTCAGAACTGCATCCAGCATGGTTCACATCTCCTTTGTATCATTGTAGATTTCCGGGCCGTATTGCTTCCGCAATTTGATCCGGTTTTCAGCCTTGGCCTTGGAATAGTAAAAGCCTGTGGCGGTTGCCAGTTCAGCGAATATGGCCGGGATCAGATACGCAAGGGGCGAAGTGTCCCCGGTTTTCCAAACGATAGCAAGAGTGAAGGCCGTCACAACCAGCGTGACGGCCCCCAC